ATTGAGGAGATGGATAAACTTGTTTGTGCAATGGCTGATGCACAAGATAAACTTGATATTGTGAAAAAGGTTTATCCAGACAAGGAATTTCTTGCAGAATAATATTGACATTTTTATCAACTTGTGATATATTTACATAATGAACTTTTATACCAATGTTACTCAATGGGGTAATTATCTATTATTAAGAGAAGTAGTGAACGGAGAAAGACTTGTTCGTAAGGTCAAGTATTCTCCAACACTTTATGCCCCAGTTGCAAAACCAACTGAGCATAAAACTCTTGATGGTAAATATGTAACACCTATCAAACACAAGACTATCAAAGAAGCTAAAGAATGGTTAGACTCTTATAAGAATCAACCACACTTAGTTTATGGTAGTAATATGTTTGCATATAATTATATCGCAGAACAATATCCTAATGATGTGAATTGGGATATTGATAAGATACTGATTGTTACGATTGATATTGAAGTTCAATGTGAAAATGGTTTTCCTAATCCAAAAGATGCGATAGAGCCTCTATTATCAATCACAGTAAAAAATCATCAGAGTAAAAAGTTTGTTGTCTGGGGTATTGGTAAGTTTACCAATAATCGTGATGACGTAACTTATGTTGAGTGTGAAGATGAAATACATCTTATCAAAGAGTTTCTAACATTTTGGGAAAGACATCAACCAGATGTAATTACTGGTTGGAATACAGAGTTTTTTGATATACCTTATCTATGTAATCGTATTAAGATTCTATGTGGAGATGATGAACTCAAAAGACTATCGCCTTGGAGAAATGTATTTGATAAAGAAGTTTACACTATGGGTAGGCGACATCAACTTTATGATATACATGGTGTTGCACATCTAGATTATTTTGATTTGTATCGTAAGTTTACATATACTGCTCAAGAGTCATATCGTCTTGACCATATCGCATATGTAGAACTTGGTGAGAAAAAGTCTGGTAATCCATATGAAACATTTAAGGATTGGTATACAAAAGACTTCCAATCTTTTTTAGAATATAATATACAAGATGTGGAACTTGTTGATAGACTTGAAGATAAGATGAAGTTGATTGAACTTTGTCTTACTATGGCCTATGATGCAAAAGTTAATTTTATGGATGTTCTTGGTTCTACAAAATATTGGGATATACTCATCTATAACTTTTTACATAAAAAGAATATTGTTATACCACAAAAAAGAAAGTCAGAAAAGTCAGAAAAGTTTGAGGGTGCATATGTGAAAGAGCCACAAGTTGGTATGCATAAGTGGGTCATGTCATTTGACTTGAACTCATTGTATCCACATCTAATTATGCAGTATAATATATCCCCAGAAACACTTGTCGCACAAGACAAGGTTAAAGATATGACAGTTGATAAATTATTAAACAAAGAAGTAGACACATCAATATTAAAAGGTGTAACACTTACACCAAATGGTGCATTGTTTAAAACAACACAAAGAGGATTCTTGCCTGAGATAATGCAAACCATGTATGATGATAGAGTCAAGTATAAGAAACTTTTACTTCAGGCAAAACAAGAATATGAAAATACTAAAGAACCTAGACTACTCAAAGATATTGCAAAGTATAACAATATCCAACTTGCAAAAAAGATTTCTCTCAACTCTGCGTATGGTGCTATTGGGAATAATTGGTTTCGTTATTACGATTTGTTGGTCGCTGAAGCAATTACTACTTCTGGTCAGTTATCCATTCGTTGGATTGAGTCTGCTGTTAATGAGTATCTTAATGGTTTGCTTAAGACCGATAACGAAGATTATATCATTGCCTCAGATACAGATTCAATATATGTCGTTTTTGACAAGCTTATTGATAAGGTATTTAAAACTAAAAAAGAAGAGGGACAAGATACAAAAAGAATTATCTCATTCTTGGATACTGTGGCTAGAGATAAACTTGAACCTTTTATTAATAAGAGTTATCAGAGTTTGCATCAGTATGTAAACTCTTATGAACAAAAGATGCAGATGTCTAGAGAAGTGATTGCAGATAAAGGTATCTGGACAGCGAAGAAAAGATATATTTTAAATGTGTGGGATAATGAGGGTGTCAAGTATAAAGAACCACAACTCAAGATTATGGGTATCGAGGCTGTCAAGTCATCTACACCAGAACCTTGTCGTAAAAAGATTAAGGAAGGCCTAAAGATTATTATGAATGGTACTGAAAAAGAACTCAATACATTCATACAAAAGTTTCGTGAAGAGTTTATGACACTACCACCAGAGGAGATTGCATATCCTAGAAGTGTAAATGGATTATCAAAGTTTAGTGATAGTAATCAGTTGTTTGCAAAAGGAGCTCCTATTCATGTAAAAGGCGCTATCTTATATAATCATCTGGTTCGTAAAAATAAACTAAGTAACAAGTATCCATATATTCTTGAGGGTGATAAGATAAAGTTTATCAATCTAAAACAACCAAACTTATATCAATGTAGTTCTATATCTTTTATTACATCTTTACCTAAAGAACTTGACTTTCATAAGATTATAGATTATGATATACAGTTCGAGAAAAGTTTTGTAGAACCACTTAATTTTATATTACAAAAGATAAACTGGTTAGTGGATAGAAGTTATGGAACACAAGGAACATTAGAGGACTTTTTTGTATGAACGAAGAATTATATCAAATATTAAAAAGTAGTGTTGATAATACTGGCTTACCAGTTATGAATAGTAATCAGTTTATTAGTGTTACAGATAAGTTTGGAAAAGAAGAGTTTCGTAAAACACTTGCAGATTTTATCACAAACGAAAAACCACCATATCCACTAAAAGAATTTAATTTACAAAAAGTCATAGACACTTTTCACAAACTCAAGAAAGCAGATTATACAAAGTTTATTACAACCTCTGATAAAGAAGTAATAGAAAAGTATGATGATTACAAATATCCTTACAGTAAATATGGTTTAGGTGTCATTGATGGCCCTAACGTATTTAATT